CCGCACCCTGAATTTGATGCCTGTCCACAAACCTAGCGATAAGGTTGAAGATTCTACGGCTTTCTTGCAGCGAGTTATTGGCAATATTGAGTTTATCCCTGAGATCATTAACAGTCTCGTCAATCGACCTACGAAGTGCAGCAAACGCATTCTGAACAGCAGCCTGAGCATCTTGCAGATTGAACAGCGACTGCATGGCTGGGCGGTTGAGTTCATGGGTAGCCTCAAGCTGGGCCTGACGTTGCCTTGACAGAAGCTCCTCATTACGGCCAAGCAACTGTCGAACCTGATTCTGGATTTCATACCTTTGGTTAGCAACCTCAAGCAACTCGTTCATAGTCTCGAAGTGACCAGTGAGAGAGGCGAATGAATCACCCATCTTGTTTAGTTCTTCGGTGATCTTCTGAACCTTCTGATCTTCGGTGAGACCCTTGAGGGAAATCTCCATGTCGTACATGAAGTTATCAAAAGCACTACCAGCGATGCCCAACAATTCGGCAGCATCCATAATGCTCTTTTGAATACTTACGATACCCTCAACGATTGGACCAGCAGCTTCCTCGTCAAGTACTTCTACATTTGTACGAACCTTCTTAGACAGACCGAAGAACCGCTTGGTTTGGATTACCCTAAAGCTCTCTACAGTAGCGTCCAGTGTTTCCGCTGTAATACGAAGTCCACTGTCAAGCTCTTTAGTCCTCTTCTTGAAGAAAGAAAACACAGCAGCTACAGCAAGCAGAGGTGCAGCGACAGCACCGATAGCAGCACCAACAGAGGCTAAACTTGCCCCCGCAGTGGTTGCCGCCCCTATTTGTGCCCCAATAGTCCCTGTCAAGCCAGAAATACCACCCCCAGCGAAAGCACTACCAGCCATTCCTAAACCTGCTCCAAAGCCACCCGCAAGGCCACTAACACCCACAAGGCTACCTCCAGCAGTCAGGGCAGCATTCAGGCCACCGGCTACAGAAGTAATGCTACCGGCCCCTGTGGGAATCCCGCCAGAACCACCGCCTCCACCAAGGAGACTAGATGCACCACCGCCACCACCAATAAGCTGTGTAGCGATAGGAATCACAATCTGGTTCTGGACAGCAGTCTGGATGAGTGTAGCAATCAGGTTACGGAAGGTAGCCTTAACAGCATCAGCAAAGTCACTGAAGTTACGCATACCACCCATGATAAAGTCAGTGAAGGCACCTGAGACACTCTCAATGCCCTGCACAAGTTCATTCTTCAGCAGTTCGTTGTATTCTTCAGTGGTGACGTAGGCTTCTGCAAATGCTTCACCAGCAATATCACTAAGACTCTTTGCACCTTTTCCAATCTGACCGTACTCTTTACGGACAAGTTCAAGTACTTTCTCATACTCTTTGCCCGATATGATGCCAGCCTCAAGTGCTTTGTTCAGAGTGTCTTGCGCTTCGTTGAACTTTTGCTGCGATGCAAAGGTTTCATCTACAGAAGCTCTAAGGGTTTCATAGGCTTGCTGGAGTTGTTCTATTTCGGAGACGCCGCCGCCTGAAGAGCCTCCAGATGTACCTGTTGCAGGGTCTATTGTTGTCGCGTAAGCCAGTTGAGCCGACGGAACATTCCTTTGAATCTCTTCTGCTGTAGGTCCACCACGACCACCTGACCGCCCCCCAGCTACCCCAGAAGGTTCTATGCCATTTTTAAGTGTTTCCACCCCATTTATTGCAGTGATAATTCGGTTGTAGAGGTTGTTAACACCTGTGACAGCTGAATCCATCCAACTAGAACTGGGAGCAGACCCATTCAGCTTTTCTGTCGCTCTCGCAGCGATAGCACCTTGTTCCGCCACTTGGGCCATCTGCTCAATAGCTGTAAAGAGTTCTTGGTTTTGTTCTTTTACAGAGATTGGAATCAAGTCAAGGATTCTCACTACTTCAGCAGCAGCCCGAGATTGTTCTTGAAGACTATCGGCCTCTTGAATATCTTTTAGGGCGTCCCCTAACCCAACAGCATTTTCCGCAGACAGTCCAAGCTCTTTAGCCAATCCCTCAACGATCATCTCAGCGCGTTGTAAGGGGTCTTGAGCAGTTTGAAGGATGTTTGGAAGCTGATCAAAAGCTCCCTCTTGAGCCAATCGCAAATTTTGGGTGGCTTTGGTAAGCCTGTCAATAGAGCCTGTTGTTAATGTAGCAGTCTCTCGGATGTCTAAAAAGGCCTTTTGCGCAGCAGCCTCAGCCATTGCCACTTGAGTCTCTCTGATTTGAACCGCAAGTACACCATACTTATCTACCAAATCAACAAGGCTTTGCTCGTGTGTTTCAAGAGCTTGTTCTAGTGAAGAAGCAGCATCACCCAAGGATTGTAGAGATTCGGTTAAATCCTTAGCGCCTTGCCCAGCTTCATTAAAGGCTTTAAAGATCATACCCAAAGCAGTGCCAGCGGCAATAAAAGCACCAATAATTGCGCCAGCAGGTCCGAAGATACCAGCAAGCTGAGAGCCTTGTTGACCAAAAGCAACCAAAGCACTTTGACCATTCTGAACCTGAACGATAAAGTCACCAACCTGATAGCCAGCCTGCTGTAACCCAACAGATGCGAATCTTTTTGCCCCTTGTTGAGCCTTAAAGGTTGCAGCATTCATGCGGACATATTGGTTGCGGACTTCATTAGCAGAACTTGCGGAGTTTCTTAAAGAACGGGTGTGATTGTTCACTGCTGAAGTTGCTTGCCGCATTTCGTTTTGAACAACATCAGTTGTGCGCGCAAGATCACGTTGTTCAGTGACGAACTTACGAACAGACGCAGTTGCTTTCTGACTACTTAAGCCTAGAGCTTGATATTCCCGCTTAGCGGACAAGAGTATTTTGTTGTAGCGATCCTGAGAAATTCTACTCTCTTCGATTGCTTTAGCAGCCTTAGTAAGTTCCCTTTCAAGACGAGAAACAGTAGAGATAGACTGCTTAATAGTCTTATCCCTGACAACAACATCTAATTCGATTAGGTCAGCCATTCTGCTCCTCGTTGATTATCTTGATCCAGAGATTGTCAAGAGACTTAATGATTTCTATCTCCCAAGGCATAAGCTGGATGTTCATCAAACTACACCAAGCCTGTATAATGTCGTAAGAGATAGGATTTGGGCCACTCATACCGTATGTTCTACCATCGTGTAGCGATAAGAAAGCGGCCCAAAGATGTGATGCAGCATCAGGAAAGAAGGCTCTATTGTTGAACTCTTCGACCTGTTCTACATCCTTACCTAGCTGTTTAGCTACTTGTTCAAGATGGTCGCGTTCTGTAGTCTGTCCTTTGGACTTTTTATTACCACTACCAGAAACCTTGCGATCCATCCTGAACGTGTGTTCGGCAAACTCTTCTAGTTCAGCCCTTACGGTGCCAAAAAAGCCTGAGCGTCCCCCAGAGCAGCATCCACCTGTTCACGTACCCAAGGCAGTTCAGTGAAGACCTCACGCACCTTAGCTTCAGTGCATTCAGGTTTCTCACCACCAAGGGTAATATCCCAGTCAGCAACACACTTAACAAGGAGGTCAAGCGAGGAAGCCTCAATCTCTTCAGCCGATAGGTTCAGCTTACCACCAGTCCGTTGTGCTTTCTGCAAGCGGCGGTTCTGTTGTTGATGAGAGATAGACTTGTATTTACTGGAGTAGGGGCCATGTACAGTAATAGTCATCTCGGAGCCATCATCATTAGTGAGAACTTCAGAGGTGACGGGATTGTACAGAGCAACGTCAGTAGTTTCTTTAGTTTTACCGATTGCCAGAAGATCAGCCATGTCGGGTATCCTTTCATTAGGTAGAGTTGGGTTAAGGTTGTCGGGTTGAGGCTCAATGTGCCATAAACTAGGCGTTAAGAGCCTTTAGGTTCACTTTATGAGACATCCTCAGTCTCTAAGCGGGGAGACGCAAGACCCGACACTCACGCCTCCCCTGTCCCTAGCTAGGGATCACTATAGATTAAGCAGGGTTGCTGTCAGGGCGCTTAATCAGAAGGTTGGTGTCAGCGGTCGTATCATACAGTGCAACGAAGGGCAGAGTAATCAGACGCGACTGAGGGTTCTGCACAGGGACAGAAGCACCATTGTACTTGACACGAGGGAACGAGAAGGTGTATGTGCTGGAACCCGTAGGATCATCCACAGTAACCTCAACAGCACTCTCAGTCTCGCTCAGGAACTTGTTGATGAGTGTCTCGTCTTCGTAGTACACAGTCATAGTGCCTTCAACCACAGCACGACCAAACTCAAGCTGTTGAGCCGAGTCACTACCAATAACGAAGGTGGGAGCAAACGAGTTGGTCATGGAGAAGTCGAGAGAGGTGACGATGGAAATACCTGAGCCACCATCAGAAATAGTCCCGCTATAGCTGTCAAACGGAGCATTGGTTGATGATGCAGTGGGAGTACCACCTGTCGAACCAGTCGAGCTATTCTGAGTCATAGTCTTACCAACCATGTCAAAAGTAGCAGTGACCATCTGGTTAGGTGCAATCGACACGTTCATGGTCGAGACAGACATACCAGTGAACAGACGATACTGAGAGATATCCTCAGCAGCATCTTCAATAGAGAAGTATTTAGGTGTAGTACCAACCTTCAGTTCGTCATCTGCATCAACCGGGCTGTTGTCCCAAGCCGAAAGCATAGCCGACTCAAGCAGTTCGTCAAAGTCACCATTACGGAGGTCAACTTCAATAGAACCACCAGCCGACTTATTGCCATGACGGTCAACGCGAGGCATACGGTCAGATTGGATTTCGTTACCTTCAACACGATCTTTGGTAAGGTCCAGAGAGTGTGTGTTAAAAGGCAGATAAGTGAAAGTGGGGCTTGCAGGCGTAGTGCCAAATGTGCTCTCAGCGATATAAGCAAGACTGGAGCGAGAACCCTGTGCAAAGGCCATTAGTATTCTCCTTCAGAGATTTCGTAAGTTTCTGATTTCTTAGCCTTGGGCTTTTCCGTGAGAGCGGAATCAACCGCCTTGGCTACAGTTTCGGGGACTTCATCCGAGACGAAGTAGGTCTTGCCGCTATAGGCAAAATTCTTCTTAGCTTTATACATTGTCTTTCCTTACTGGGAGTATATATACCATCCGATGTCCACAACGACTTCATACCAGTTGTCTACAGGTCTACCTTCGTTGCGTTCTGCGTAGTCTATTGAAACAATGATTGTCTCAGTGTCGGAGTTGGTATAGCTAATGTCTGTAGTTGCGTCGAAGGCGTCTATAACCAAGTTGGCTAGGTCATCAGCAGCAGCAGGACCATTACCTTCAGCTACATAGCAAGACACTCTAAAGATACCGTCATAACGCTTCTGTGGGTTAATACCACGCACTGCGGGTCTACGAGAGACTGGTACCATGCGAGGGACTACAAAGCTGGTGTTAGTTGTCGGGGTGTAGTTCACGTTCTCGTATGCAATCTCAGGGATGCCAGAGACATTGGAGAGTTCGACTTCTAGTGCAGCGCGTATATCGTCATAGATAGCCATCAGCCAAACTTCCTTCTTACTTTAGCAAACACGTGGTAGCCATCCCTTGACCAATTCTCACCGTACTCTACATCAATAGCGTGGGGTGATCTGTTGCGGAGAGTGACACGAGCATTACCATCTTCAAGCATCTGCTGGAGGTTCATCTTGGCTATGTCGCTATAGAGATTTTCTTTTGCTCTTGAAGCAAAGTCTTCTCTTGCTGCTGTGCCTTCCCTAACACTTGCAGTCCTGACATCAGACTTCTTCATACGGCCACCACCAGAACCAGCAGGTACAAGAGAAAATGATTCTACATAAGCACCTGTGTCCACCGGGGAGACTGCTACAGCATAATTACCAATGAACTGTAGTCTGTCCTCAAGTTGTTCAGCAGCTACCTGAGTAATACGGTCTTTAGTTGCTTGCAGTGTTACCTGAGTGTACGGAGGTCTAGCCATTATTCACGCACCTGACAGATGTAGCAA